CGCAAGCCGAGACGCAGGTGCCAACGCCGGTTGCGCCGAGTGAACGTGCGGAGTCCGTTAATCGTCGTCGACCCATGCCGGCGCGCTCGCGCTGGTCGAATCGCTGGAGGTAATTGTGCCGACGATGGATAGCATTCCGGAAAAGCTCACGGCCGGGGATACGTGGCGGTGGACGGTTGCATTTGCCGACTACCCTGCTCCGACGTGGATTGTGACGTACACGTTCCGCAACGCGTCGGCGTCGTTCAGTGCGCAGGCTGCGGCTGATGGCACGAGCCATGCCGTGACAATCGCCGCGGCGACCAGTGCAGCAATCATCGCGGGTCGGTACCAATGGACTGCGCGAGCGGTATCCGGGTCGATTGTCGAGACGATTGATTCAGAGTCCGGGTGGGTGGAAATTCTGCCCGACTCAATCGCGGGGCAATCCCGCGATATGCGATCGTGGGCGCAGCGCGCGCTCGACGCGGTAAAGGCGACGATTGAAGGCACGGCCACCTCGGCGCAGCAGACATTCAGCATTGGCGGGCGATCGGTGTCGTTAATGTCGTGGTCGGAGTTGCGGCGCAAGCAGGTAGATCTGGAAAACGATGTCGCGCGCGAGGAACAATCAGATCGGCTTAGGACTCGTGGCGTGTCGAGTTCCCGTGTACTGGTGCGCGGATGAGATGGCTGTCTAGCTTCGGCCGCTGGTTATCCGGCGATGCCAAGCGCGCGCCGCGTCGTCAGATACGCAGCACGATCGTGGCCGGAGAACAGGGCCGGCTGACTGAATCGTGGACGGGCGTAGTTGCCAGCGCCGACGCCGCTCTCTACGGCCGGCTGCCGCTGGTGCGTCAGCGTAGTCGCTGGTTGGCGTACAACAACGATTACATGCGCAATTTCCTGCGCCTGTGCACGAACAACATCGTCGGCCCGCATGGCTTCTCGCTGCAGGTACGCACGAGTCTGGCGGACGGCAGTCCCGATACGGCACTGAATGATTCGGCAGAGTCCGCGTTCTGGCGGTGGTCGCGTCGCGGTGTGTGCGATGTCTCGCGCAAGCATTCGCTGCGCTCGCTGTGCAATCTTGTGGTCGAGGCGGTCGCGCGCGACGGCGAGACGCTGGTTCGCAAGGTCTACGGCGCGAGCGCGAACGAATACCAGTTCGGCTTAATGCACATCGACATTGACCGGCTGGACGAGAACAAGTCGGAGGTCTTGCGCGATGGCCGCGTCATCAAGATGGGCGTCGAGATGGACGCACTAGGTGCGCCGATCGCGTACTGGATCAGGCAGGACAACCCGCACGATTACCAGATGTCTGCGCGCTCATCCGTCTCTGTGAGAGTACCCGCGAGCGAGATTCTGCACATCGGCCTGTTCGAGCGGCCGGAACAGACGCGATGCCTGCCGTGGTCGGTGAGCGCGGTCACGCGACTGAAACAAGTCGGCGCGTATGAAGAAGCCGCAGTAGTGGCCGCGAACATCGGCGCGGCAAAGGTCGGATATTGGAAACCGGGCGAGAGCTCGAATATGGGACCCGGCGATATCGCCGACAGCAAGGGCGATGACGGTGAGTATTTCTTCGATTTCGAGCCGGGCGATATTCGTGTGGGTCCGCGCGACGCGGAACTGAAAACTATCGACTGGCAGTATCCGCACGAACAATACGAGCCGTTCACGAAGGCGATGCTGCGCGGGCTTTCCGCGGGTCTCGGTGTTTCACATGCGAGCCTCTCGAACGATCTATCGAGCGTCAATTATTCGAGCATTCGCACGGGTATGGTCGGCGAGCGCGAAATCTGGATAGGGTTGCAGAACTGGTTCGTGGAGTCGTTTCTCGAGCCGGTGTATTCCGAGTGGCTGCGCTGGGCACTCGGCACCGGAAACGTGACGCTTGCAAGCGGCGCCGCGATTCCCGTTGTGCGGTACGAGAAACTCAACATGCCGCAGTTCATCGGCCGCAGGTGGGGATGGGTCGACCCGAAGAGTGACATTGAGGCAACCATCATCGCGATCAACAACGGATTGACGTCGCGCACGGCGATAGCTGCGGAACAAGGTCGCGACCTGCAGGAAGTGTGGGCCGACTTGGCACGCGAGCAGGATATGGCGCGAGAGATGGGAATTACGCTGGCGCTGCCTGTCGCCAGTTCTGGAAAAAACGAGGGAACTGACAATGCGAAAGCAGAAGGCGCGGATTCGCCCGCGTGAAAATATCCGCCTGGAACGCTCTTTTGCGTTCGAGCGCGAGGCAGTAGACGATGAAGCACGCACGCTTTCGGTAGCGTTCTCATCCGGTTTTGCAGTCGAGCGATATTGGGGAACCGAAATCCTCTCGCATGATCCCGGCGCAATGCGCCTGGGACGGCTCAAGGATAGCGGCCCGGTGCTGCTCGATCATTCAGCTCGTGATCTGGTGGGCGTCATCGAAGACGCGGAGATTGGCTCCGATGGCAAGGGACGCGCTGTTGTGCGTTTCGGCCGGAGCGCGCTGGCCGAAGAAGTCTACCAGGACGTGAAGGACGGTATCCGCACGAAGATTTCGGTCGGGTATGACGTCCATAAATGGCAGGTCGACGAGAGCACGGAGACTTTCCGCGCGATCGATTGGGAACCATTTGAGATCAGTTTCGTTTCGATACCTGCGGACCCGACGGTAGGGGTTGGTCGCTCCGCGCAACCCGTAACCAGCCCCGAACATCAGGAGATTGCAAAGATGGAAGACGAAGTGAAGCCGGCCGTCACAGTTGATGTGCGCGCTGTGGAAAGCCAGGTGCGTGAGCGCGAGATTGCGCGCATCCGCGAGTTGGAGAACGTGGGCCGCACGTTCAAGGATCACGACGGCGAGGATCTCGCGCGCGAGGCGATTAGCGCCGGCAAAAGTGTCGGCGATCTGCAGGCGGCGATTCTGGAGCGCGTGGGACGCAAGCCTGTGCCGAAAGCAGACATCGGCTTGACCGAGACGGAAGTGCGTTCCTACAGTCTCGTGAGGGCAATCAACGGCCTGCTCGCGGTGACCACGGGCGATCGTCGCGCGCGTGAGGCCGCAGCGTTCGAGTTCGAGGTGAGCGAAGCGGCTGCGAAGGTCGACAAGAAGGAAGCGCGCGGCATCATCGTGCCGTGGGACGTGCTCTACAAACCAGAGCTTGAGCGCATGAAGCGCGACCTGACGACTTCGGTGGCTAGCGGCACATCGAAGTTCGGCTACTCGGTAGCCACGAATCTGCTCGCGGATTCGTTCATCGACGTACTGCGCGCGCGTACCGTGGTTGGCCAGCTCGGCGCAACGATGCTGCCGGGTCTCGTGGGCAATGTCGCAATTCCGCGCCAGAACCTCGCGAGCACGGTCTATTGGGTGGCGGAGAATAGTGCGCCGACCGAGGGCGCACCGACACTCGATCAGGTCGCGCTTTCGCCGAAGACCGTAGGTGGCTTTGTCGATTTCAGCCGCAAGCTGATGCTGCAGGGCACGCCGGGCGTCGAGGGCCTGGTACGCAATGATCTGACGCGCGGTATCATGACGGAGGTTGACCGCGTGGCGCTGGCGGGCACGGGGTCCAACACGCCGACGGGTGTGCTGTACACCACTGGTATTGGATCGGTGACCATCGGAACGAACGGTGGCGCGCCGACGTGGGCTCATGTGAATCAGCTCTGGCGCGAAATTGCGATCGACAACGCGGACATGGGATCGCTGTCCTACGTGACGAACGCGCAAGTGGCGTACAAGTTGCGCACGACGTCGCGGCAGTCGAGCGGTGTTGAGGGCAACTTCATCATGTCTCCCGAAGGGAACACGCTTGCCGGATTCCCGGTGGCGATCACGCAGCAGATTCCGGCGAACCTGACAAAAGGATCGGCGAGCGGCACGCTGTCGGCAATGCTGTTCGGCAACTGGACCGATCTGCTGATCGGCATGTGGTCTGGCATCGATCTGCTGGTTGATCCGTACACGGGATCGAGCGCCGGAACGGTGCGCGTCGTGGCGTTCCAGGATTTGGACGTGGCCGTGCGTCATCCGGAATCGTTCGCCGAGTGCAACGAGATCCTGCCGACGTAATTGCGCGATCTGGTGGAACTGAGGGACTCTCACCGCGGACGGCCTTGCGCCGTTCTCGGTGGGGGGCCCTCACTGCCGGCGCAGGTGCGTCGACTGGCAGGAGACGAACTTCTGATCGGCGTCAATCAGCACGCGTTGCTGTTGGCGCTCGATTACATCGTGTTTCAGGATGCGGCCGTGTTCGATCTCGTGAAAGATCATCCGGCGCAGCGGATCACGCAACACCGGGATCTTGCGGATATCTGGTCGGGCATTGCGCCAGATTTTCAGTTTTCGGGTGGAACGGCGGTGTGGGTGGCTGACTTTTTCGGCTGCGCACCGATCATCCTTTGCGGCATTGACGAATACAGCGCGGACAGACGCTATTGGCATTCGATCGAACGTTGTGGCGCGCAAGTATCGGACCGGCGCGCGTGGGTGCGAGTCCGGGATCACTGTCGTGAGCCGACCGCGGTACGCGCGATGGACGGCCCGCTGGTGGAATTGTTTGGAGGTGTCGAGTGAAAGTCGAAATGATGCGGTCGCGAATGGGTGAGGACGGGCAGACGCTGGAGGCAGGTCGCGTCTATGAGGTGGAGAGCCGCTTCGCGGTATGGCTGATGAACAGGGGTGCGGCGCGTCCCTACAACCCGCCAAAGACCGCGGAATCGCCCGTGCATGTCATGACAACCGATGCCGCTGCGGCCATTGTGCGTGGATCAAAAATCCGCAAGGGCGAGTGAGATCGCCAAGTATGCCCGCGCGTACTCGAACACTGATTATCGAATGGGCGATAGCCGCATGGCGGCCGTCCGCAGATTGTTGTCGGGTGCCTCGCCTGGCTCGCTGCTTGACGTGGGCGGCGGTCGTGGTGAGACGCTCGCGATAGCGCGCGCGCTCGGGTTTGGCCCGATTACTGCGACAGAGGTTGTGCCGGCCCTGCTACAAGCCGGGTGGATAGAGGCCGCGCTTCCGGAGCCGCTACCGTTCCTCGCTGACGCGTTCGATGTCGTGACGTGTTTCGATGTGCTCGAGCACCTGCTGCCAGACGATGCAGATGCCGCGATCGCTGAACTGGTTCGCGTGGCCCGACGCACGCTATTCGTGACCGCGGCTGATTACTCGGATGTTTGGCACGACGTGGAGCTGCACGTCGGTCGGCGACCCTACGAAAAATGGGACGCGTTGATTCGTCGGCATGGCCGGGTGACGGCGATGGGAGACAGCGGCAGCGGGCAGGCATGGAGAGTGGATTGCGATGCTTGAGAACGACGGCGACAGACTGTTTTCGATTCGCATGAGCGATGGCGTGCCGGTACGGACTGACGCCGGACTTTTCTGCGCGCTGTTTGATCGCGCGTTCGCAGAGGTGTCAATGGGTGACATCGAGATGGAAGGCAGGCGGCCGGTGTTGATCTGTCGCAGTTGCGACGTTGTGGCGCTTCGCAAGGACGCGACCGTTGACGTCGAGGGGCTTAATTTGAAGGTCATGCGTCTGGAGCCTGACACGCCTGCGCCTGGCTGGACCACGGTATTGCTGCGGGAGTGACATGCATCGCGCGCTGGAAATCGTGAACGCGGCGGTCGCGCTGTTGCAGGCGAATACGAATCTCGCGGCGAGCGTGTACGCGCATCGGGTGCTGTCGCTCGCGGCCGAAGAACTGGAAGTACCTGCGGTGTCGGTGCGCATGAGCGTCGACACACCATCCTCGGGCAGGGGGCAGAGATCCCTGTCGTTCATCGACAGCGAACTGGAACTGTCCGTCGATTTGTGGGCGCAGGACGTGTCGGAGCAGGACGTGCTGGAAAAGTTGCTCGAGTTGCGCGCTCAGACGCATATCAGTTTGCAGGCTGATTTCACGCTCGGTCTCGCCTACGTCACCGACACGGCTTACGGCGGATCGTCCGCGCCTGATCTTGATCCCGGCGGTGCGCGCATTGCCGGGCACATTTCCACGCGGTGGACCGTGCGCTATCGCATGAACTACACCGACCCGAACTAGGAGACGACGATGAGCCACGGTCTGATCAAGCGCGAGCTGATCCAGGCGGAGATCGAGATAACCTACGGCACCGACCCCACGCCCGCGGCGACCGATGTTGTGCTGGTGCGTAACATCGCACATACGGCCGACCGGCTGCGCATGGCGCGTCGTGGGGCGATCCGCACGAGTCTCGGCGAATTGCAGCACATCTACGGCGGATCGCTCGAGGCGATTTCGTTCGAGTGCGAAGTGAAGGGCTCAGGCACTGCGGGCACGGCGCCGGAAATCGACGCGTTGCTGCGCGCCTGCGGGCTGAAGGTCGCCACCGTGGCTTCGACTTCTAACACCTACTCGCCGACATCAACCAGTCTCGAAAGCTGCACGATCCACTACTACGAGGCGGCTGCTGGCGCGAACACGCAGGTGCGGCACATCCTCACCGGCTGTCGGGGCAACGTCGAGTTTGTGTACACGACTGGCGATATTCTGCTCGCGCGCTTTTCGATGGTCGGAACGCGATCGACGCCGACTGATCAGACGCTGCCGACGCCGACCTACGACGCGACCGTGCCGCAAGCTGTGAAGGGGTTGTCAACCACGATCGGTGGCGTGGCGAATCTCGTCATCCAAGGCTACACGCTGAACCTCAACAACGAGATCATCGTACCTGACAATCTGAACGACACAGAGGGGTACGGACAGATCATGATCGCAGGACGCGATCCGACGCTCGAACTGACGCGTCACAACGAACTCGTCGCGACCATCGCGCCGTGGGCGGACATCATCGCGGGAACGGCGCGTGCGTTCGTATCCGGCACGCTCGGCAGCACCGCAGGAAATCGCATCGCGCTCAACGCCGGACAGATGCACTATCGCGGTATTGCTCCGAGCGATGACAGCGGCATTCGCGCGGCGACGTATTCGTTCGGCCTGCATGAGACGAGCACCGTCGACACTGAATTCACGCTGGTCTTCACCTAATGGAACTCGCGAAGAAACTCGAACCGGCATGGTTCGATTACGAGGACGCAGGCTTTCTGTGCAAGCCGCTCACGGCCGCGCAGAAACTCAGCGCGTTCGCCGCGATTGAGTCCGAGGATTACGGCCAAGCCTACGCGCGCATGGTCAGATCGGCGGTCACGGACTGGCGCGGCATCAAGCAAGGCGGCGAGGACGTGCCGTTCAGTGTCGCCGCGCTTGACGACCTGTTCAGCGACGAGCGCAATGCGTCGCTGCTGATGCAGCTCGGCACCTTCATTGCTCATCGCGCACGGACCGCCGACCCAAAAAAATCATAGGGGCGATCGCAGTCGCCCTGAATCCAGACTGGGCTCCCTGCGGGAACTGCGATTGCCGTCACGGCATTAGTCCCATTCCAGATAAGTGGGAAGTGAAGGACGTGTTCCGCACGAATCGCTGCCCGCGTCGTGATCAGCCGGACGATTGGGCGCTCATGCTGGACCTGCTCAATCATTATCGCAGCGGGCACCTGTGGGCTTCTGGCGGGTTATCCGATCAGCCCGCAGCGTACATTGACACCATGTCTCTAATTGAAACCTGGGTAAACAAGCTCCGTGCCTAACGCTACTGCCCGCTACGCCATCACCGCCGACGACAACACGAAAGCTGCGATCGCGTCTGTGCGTCGCGGGTTCACGAGTCTCGATCGTTCCGCAAAGATGTTGGGGAAAACCATCATCGGTCTCGGCACAGGCGCGGCATTCTATGGGCTGGCGCGCGCTATCAAGGGGCTTTTTGGCAACGTCGCGCAGAGCAATACCGAATTTGCCAATTCGCTCGAAGCGGTCAAAAAGAGCTTCAAGGATCTCGCCACGCCGAAATCCGGTGTCGCTGAAACCGCAAAAGCGATGAACGATCTCGCGCGCACATTGACCGATCCGAAGGTCAAAGAGGGTGCCGACTCGCTGTTTTCCATGTTGATTCTCGGCGCCGCGAAACTCGCGAAACTTACCGCATTGACGGTCGGCAATCTGGTGACGATCGGCAAGGGAATCGGGCTGATCAAAGGTGGCAGGCAAGACGAGATCGATCGATTGATCGTCGATATTGCCAAGCGCAGGGAAGGCAAGTCGGCACTCGCGCGTGGATTTGAAAAGACGTTCTCAGGCGTGGGTGGTGAGGATGAGGCGGCGGTATTGGAGTCGCTGGAGCGGCGACTCTATGATTTGCAGTATGCGGAAGGCGTCAGTAAAGGTCGGCAAGGACGAATTGCGTCAGGGGTTCGTGGCGGGCGAGATCGTGGGGCTGGATTCGATATCAAGCCTGTCACGGAGGCACCGCTGGGGAAGCTGAATCTTTCGCTGAACGCCCGCGCGGCCGAACTCGTGGACGGCATGAAGCTGGACGACTTCGGCGACGCCATCATCGAATCCACCGAAGGCATTGCCGACCGCATGAGCGAGGCGCTGAAAGAGCCGTTCACGGAACTGACGCCGTACGCTGAACAAGCCGCGCGCAACATGCAGGACACCTTTGCCGATTTCCTGTTCGATCCGTTTCAGGACGGCATCAAGGGCATGCTGAAGGGCTTCATCGACGTGATCCGGCGCATGGTGGCGGAAGCGGCGGCGGCGAAGATATTCGGCAGCAAGAAGTCGGGTGGGTTCGGGCTCGGCGATTTCATTACCGGCGTCGTCGGAGGATTGTTCGGCGGCGGCAAAGCGGCGGGCGGTCCGGTCTCTGCGGGCACGTCGTATCTTGTGGGTGAGCGCGGGCCGGAACTGTTCACCCCGCGCGGTAGTGGCCACATCACGCCGAATCACGCCATGGGCGGCGTGGTGCAAAACATCACGGTGGACGCGCGCGGCGCGACCGTGGACGCCATCCG